TCCCAATCCGCAGGTGCGCCCGGAGCTATTGACCGGCGCCGACATCCTGGAGACCCGGATGTTCGCGGGCACACGGCCCGCGCCGCCCACCGGTCTGGCCGGGGGCGATCTCAAGGGGGTCTATCCGAACCCGGGGGTTATCGCGGAGAATGCCAACCTGATCCTGGCGGCCGCGACCTTCGGGCCTCGGCGCCCGGCCCAGCCGACCGGCCTGGCCAGGGGCGATCTTTCCGGCACCTACCCCAACCCATCGGTGGCCACCAAGCACCGCACCCGCTGTGCCATCTTCAAGCTCGAAAACCCCCGAGCCGCAGATTCGTGGCCCGTCGCCTACGTGGGCGATCCAGCAACCGTCGTTGCCGTCCGGGCGATCACCGACGTGGGCACAGTGGACTTCAACATTGAGAAACGCGGCAAGCTGACGCCGGACGTGGCGGGCACGGATATCAATACCGGGGAGATGGTCGCGACGGCCGCTGGGCTGGAGGATACAAGCTTCGCATCACCAGCGGTTTCCGCTGACAACTGGCTGAGCGTCGAAATCTCCGCCGTGGCCAGCTCGCCGACGCTGCTGTGGATCACGGTCGAATACACGATCGATTGAGGAGAACAATGGGCCTACAAAGATGGGGACCGGACACGTGCAGTCGTGGCAAGTGCCTTCTTGACGAGGACGTCAACGAGATTACCGGCGTTCACGTTGGCATTGAAATCGTGCAAAGTTGCGGGGCACACGCCCAATTCACCCAGGATACTCCCCAGCAACGGCTGGACCGCTGCTTGGCTGAGAATATCCGAAAAAATGGCTTTCAACGCCGTGTTCTGCTAGCGTTTGCCGCGAACACCGAGACCATCGAAACCGCGCCGCCGGTGACCGAAGGCAAGGTGGAACGCGACGACGGGACCATTGATGATGACCAAGTCGCTGCGTTGGCCAGCCCAAAAACCCGATTGCAACTGAAACGAACGCACGGCTTCTATTGGGCCTTCGACCGCCAGCGGCGTCTACGGGTGCGACTGCGTGGTTTCACGAACGCCGAGAAAACACAGGCCCAGGGACTGGCTGATACTGCATTCGGCCCGGGCACCGTGGTCGTCGAGTAATGGCCGTCGTTGAACAAGTCAGCGGGGACAACACCAACCCCCAGGGGGGAGGGACCGAGCGAGACATCCCCTGCGGGAACTCTCCCTATTCGCTCCAGTCGTTACAGATCAACGCCCAGGTGACCAATCGCATCGCCGGCGTCCGCTCCCACCTGTATTGCAAGGTGCCAACCAACACCGCGGCTCACGACACGGCCATCACCTTTCGGATCAACGGCTCCAACGGATTCCAGGCGATCAGCGTTCTCGCCGGAACCACCGGCGAATTCGAGGACGTCAGCAACGTCGATGCGATCATTTCCGGCGATGAGATCAACTACCGCGTGGTGGTCGGTGCCGGCGGCGGGGCGATCACGATTGAACTCCTCCGCACCCTCTTCGCCGCGTCGGTCAATACGGCCGGTATCTACGTGGCCAACACCCAGCAGTCAGGCTTGGAACTCAGCGAGGCGGGAAGCTCATATTACTGCCTCACCGACGCCATGTCGGGCGTGAACACCAATGAGGCATTTGCTCAGACTCAGATCAATACTCCTGCCACCGGAAAGCGGCTGTTTGTTTACGCTCCGACGAACACGATTTTGGTCGGCAGCACGACCATCCGGACCCGGAAGAACGGCGGCATCGACTGGGACGGGCCCGGTACGTCGATGTTCGTCACCTACACGGCCGGAGTCAGCGGCATCCTAGAAGACCTCTCTCGCACGGATTCCATCGCCGTCGGCGACGAGTACAACACGGCCGTCGTGATGGTCAACGATGCAGTGCTGTCGTTTGAACTGCAAACGATCGCCGTCACCCTGGAAACGACCAACGGCAAGTCTCAGTGCGTCGGCGGTGAAGCCTCCTTCGGTATGGGAGCGGTCTCAGTAACAAACTACGCGACGCTCTCCGGCGGCGGACCGTTTTCCGGCGGTTCGGAGACCAACCATGCCGTGGAGACCGACATCCCGCAGGGCTACATCACCAACGCTCAGTGCTACGTATCGGCCAATAGCCGGGCTTCTGGGTCCACGTTCTTCCGGGTCCGCAAGAACGCAGCGGCGTCGGTGGTCGTCGTTACGATCACCAATGGGGTGACCGGATTCTTCCAGGACGCCGTGAATCGTGCATCTTTCAGGTCTGGGGATGAGTTGAACCTGGGTCTGATTCTGCTCATTGCGAGTGGGAGTCTGACCTTGCGGACTTGCGGGTGCCTGCTCCAAACGCTCCGCAAGGTTTCAGCGGACGGCCCAGCGGTGGGAATTGCTGCCTGAGCCAGCCGCCTAAGCGAAATGTCCGAGGTTGATGATGGCGCCCCTTGCAATCGGACTCAGTTTGGCATAGTGTACGGGGCATGGACCAGGAAGAGGCAGCGCGAATCGGGCCGTTCGAGTTGCAGCGGAGGCAGGGCACGCAGCCGCGGCTCAGCGATGACCGGGCAGTTGCGGGGATCCGGGCCAACATCCAGGGGCTGTTCAAGTCCCTCGGCGCCCGCAGCAAGAAATGCTCGTGCGGGGCCGAGATTTGGTTCGTCGTGCAGTACTCATCCGAGCGTGGTAGGGTCGTTTCGACCCCCTACACCGCTGACGCGCTGAACCACTTCGTGGACTGCCCGGATCGGGATCGGTTCCGCAAGCACGCCGGCGGGCGACCCGCGCAGAAAACCATGTCGCCGCGCGTCCCGCCGGCCGCCGGGGAGGGGGGGTAGGAGGGGTGGGGTTCGCGCGGGCGCGCCTGGTGTGGCCGCGCGATCAACCGGGCATGGCCCGGACGCTGGTGCACGGGGCGAACGCCGTGCTCACCGATCCGCGGGTGTCGCAGCGGGAACCAGGAGTGAGGAGCGTCATGCCGTCGAAGAACAAGAAAACGCCGAAACCAGCCGAGCTGCTGTCGCTGGACGAGATGCGCGCGCGTGTGAAACGGGCGTGGCTGTTGGAGCGGATGATCGCGAACTGGGGTGAGGTGACTGCCGCGGGAGCTCTGGGGAATGCGGCGTTGTTGATCGCCATGCAAAAGGAGTTGCGGGATCTGGGGTTCAATGATCTTTCGCTGTACTTCGAGGTGAATCTACAAGAGGAACCGGAGGAGTGGATGACGGATATGATGGGGATCTTCGAGCGTTCGTTGCGGGCGCTGATCCTGGATGATCCGCCGGCGGAGAAGCAAGGCAATGGCAAAGCGAAGCGGAAAGCGAAAGGCAAAAAGAAGGGGCACGGGCAGGGTCGGGCCGGCAACGCCGACACGATCCGGGACCCCGAAACCAACCGACACGTCGAGCGGTCCAGTGGCCGGGGCAAGAAGATCGTCGCCGACGAAGCCCAGCGGCTCGCCGAGCTCACCAAACACCGAGGAGGGGGAGCTGCAAAAGCTCCTGGCCCAGGCGGAGCGGTGGCCGATCCGGCTGCTGTTCAAGGGGATCGTGCGGGACAGCCGGCTGCTGGGGACCCCGCCGGGAAGCGCCGAGCTCACCGAAAGCACCAAGCTGGTCGACGAAGCTCTGGCTCGGATGCTGCGGTCGCCGAGCGATCGGCAACGGGGGCGGGGGATCCGGCTGTATAACTCGCTGATGAAGGCCCGCGAGGAGCGGGCCCGGACGGAGACCGAGCTGGCCGTGGCGGCGTTCGAGGCCCATACCTGGGGGCAGTTGAGCAGGCTGGAGAAGCGCCTCGACGAGACAGCCCAGCCGGACACGATCGAGAGCCTGTCGGCGATGATGGAGGATGGCGGGCATGACAGAGCGGGAAGTGGCCAGGGCCAGAGCGCAGGTGGATCAGGAGCTGGCCGGGATTCGTGACGCGCACCTGGAGTTCAGACAGTTGGTGGCCAAGGCCCGGCGGAACTACCGGTGGAGTTGGTATTCACTGGGCGCGGGGACGCTCGCGTGGATGTTGGGCTCGGTTCTCGGGGCCCTTGAAATTGTGGGAAGGTGAATCATGGCCGGTCGAACGTACAAGGTAGCGACGGAAAAGACGATGGACGTGCTGGCCTGCCTGAAGGAGGCGGTCGAACGCTTCCACCCATGGGTGCGCCGGGAGAAGGTCACGATCAAGACGATCTTGGCCTGGGGCCCGCAGAAGGATGGCCGGCGCGTGGACGTGGCCATCAAACACCACGGGCATCGGGCACTGGCGATGGTCAAGGCCCTCGGCGACGTCGACCGCTTGGCGCAGGAGGCCGACGTGCTGTTGCAGATCGACGCGGACTGGTGGGAGGGCGAGCATGGCGATGGCTACGACCGGGCTGTTGTCGAGGCGGCCGCGAAATTGCTGGGCCGGTCGGATGCGGTCATCAACCACACGCTGATCGGTGAGCCGGCCCGCGCGGTCAAGGTGGCCCTGCTGGATCACGAGCTGACCCACTTGCAGTGCAAGCTGGATCGGGATGGGGTCACCAAGCGGCGCGAGGATGGGAGCGTGCTGATCCACGTGAAGCCCGACGACTTCGCGCTGAACGGCTTCTACGATGTGATCCTGCGCCACCGGGGCCGATCGGTCGAGTTGATCGGGCTCAAGGCCCTAAACCTGGAACTGTGCGACCAGTTGGGGTTCGACTTCATGCGCGAGGCCGAGCCGGTCGGACGGCGCAAGAAAGCGGCCAAGGTGTGAAAAGCCGGGGCCGTCGTGGTCCCGTTCATTCTCGGTTTGGGAGGATTGTCATGCGACTACGAATGGGCAGGACGGGACCGGTAGCTCTCGGGATGCTGGTCCTGGTCGTGATCCCGGCTATCGTTTGGGCGGCAACGTGTTCGAGCACCTGCGCGGCCCCGACTTCGTGGGACCAGTGTGAGGCGTGCTGCAAGACGAAAGCGTCCTGCAAGGTGTGTTGCCAAACATACGCGGTGGGGACGCAAGGGCGGGAGAAGTGCGACGCGGCCTGTCCGATGACCTGCGGCGAGAACTGTGAGCAAGGGCCTACGACGCCGGGCGGAGATATCCGATGATCGTCTACCTGCTGACTCTGCTGATTCTCTCCGCTCCGAAGCCGGGAGCGGCGCGAACGACTCATCACTCATCACTCATCACTGACCACTCGGCCGTGCGATTGCCTCCAAGCTGGCACGCCAAACAGACCATGCTCGCGGACCCCGACGATCCGTACTGGGACGCCTTTTGGGTGTACGCCGACGAGGCCCCGACGTATCCGTTGGGCTGGTTGTTCGGAGACTTCGTGGAGCGCTCGTCCGACGATCCCGCCGACGTGCTCACCAGGCACGAGATCGCTACGGAGGTGTCCCACCGGACCAACCCGCAATCGCCGGACTATGACCCGCGGGCGAAGCGCGTGGCCCGAACCATGCTCATGGAGATGCTGGCCATGGAACGGGACGCCGGGGTCCGGCTGCGCACGCTGTCGGCTCTGTGGGAGTCGTGCGAGATCGGCGACATCGAGGTCGCGGACTTTCTGGACGATCTCTTGGAGTCGGAAGCCGACCCGCTCGTGCGCCCGCTCATGCGCACCGTCATTCATTGCCTGCGAACGGGCGAAGGACCGTGTGGCGATTAAACTCGCCTGAGTGCCCACCCGTCACCGCAACCTGAGTTCCCTGGCCGGCCGCATCCTGCGCAAAGGCGGCAAGGTCGCCGCACAGCGGGACTTCGGCCTGACAGCTGAGCAGAGGGACGAGTTCCTACAGTGCTCCCCCTCCCTGGGGAGCCTGGGTTTCGCTCGCTTCTGCGAGCAACACATCCGCATCTACGACCCGGCTCTGCGGCGTGACGTACCCCTGCGTTTTTTCGATGGGCAGAGGCGGATCGTGCCCGACCTCGTCGCCGGGGTGTGGATCCTGGCCCTCAAGGGCCGGCAGGTGGGCTTCACCACCCTGATCGCCGCGTTTGTCGTGTGGCGAATGACCACGCGCAACGCATTCACCGCGGCCATCGTGTTCCACCAGCGCCAGTACGCCGAGGACTTCATAGACCTTATCCGCTACATGCACGATCGCCTGCCGGCGTGGTTGCAGAAGCGGGTGACCCGGGCCAACAAGTCTCGATTCCGGCTGGGCAAGAAGTCCGAGGTGAGAGCCATCGTCGGCGGGAGCAAGGCCGCCCGGTCCATCGCCGCGGACCTGATCGTGATCGACGAAGCCTCGCGGGTGGACAAGCTGGAGGCCACTATGCAGGCGGTCATCGCCACTGTCGACGTGGCCCAGGGGCAGATCATCGAGCTGTCCTCGTCGGCCGGTCCGCAGGGGCATTTCTACAGCGCGTGGGTGGACACGTTTGGGGAGCACGGGGAGCTGATCGCCGAGCATCCCAACGGGGTCGGCCCCACCGGTTTCAAGCCGTTTTTCATTCACTGGTCGGAACGACCTGGGCGCGACGCGGCGTGGTACGCCCGCGAGGAGCTGCGCCTGCGCAAGCTGGCCGGCCCCACCGGGATGAAGCAGGAGCATCCCAACAATCCGCAGGAGGCCTGGGAGCACGCCGCCGGCCGGGTGTATCCGCTGTTCACCCGCGAACGCGGCTGCGTGGGCAAGATCGGGATCCCCGACACCGCGGACCGCTTCCGGGCCATCGACTTCGGCCAGACCGACTCGCCGTTCGTCTGCCTGTGGTGCGCGCACATCAAGGGTCCGACCGGCCTGCTGGTGTCGCCGGACTGCCCCAACACCATCCGGGAGATGTACTCCTACCGCTGGGACGACGAGAACCCCAACCAGCCGTACGACGACTTCGACCACTGCCCCGACGCCCTGCGCTACCTGGTGGTGACCTTCCCGCACGTGACCGGCCTGGTGTACGTGTACCGCGAGTTGTACGTGACCGACTCCGTGAAAAAGGGCTGGAACGTGTTCAAGGAGATCGAGACGGTCCATCAGATGAGCGGGTGGCAACGGGCCGCCCCGCCGGCCCGGGAGAAGTGGGAGCCGACCGAGGACGGGGAGCTCTACTACGGCACGGTGGCGGACCGGAGCTGGCCGCTGGTCATTGCGACGTTCGCCGCCTCGGGCATTCCCTGCCGTGGTCACGAGCCCATCGTCGGGCGGAAGTCGATCAAGGGCCCGGGCCTGAAAACCTTGACGGATCACCCCAGACGTGAGATCGTGGAGGGCATCGCTCGGCTGTCCATGTTCATCGACGGGAGCGAACGCATCGACATGCTCATCCCGGTGACCAGGGAGAGCCTGGCCCTGGCCGAGTTCTATCAGCCGGGGTTGCCCGGTCACCGGATTACGGAGAGCCTGCGACAGCGGCGCACACGGGAGTACGCACGGCGACTGCTGATGCGCTCAGGGAGCCGATGATGCCTAGCGGAATGGGTCACTACCCGATGGAGGACTGGGTCCCCATCGTCGTCGCCAACGCCTTCACCAACGTGGAGGAGTTCTCGCCCCGGCAGGTGATCGGGGCCATCACCAGAGGCACTGCCGCGGGCGTGACCGGCGGCATTCAGGGGCCCTGCTACGGGATCGCGATTCGGGCCCGCGTGACCATCGTTGGCGTCCGCGACTTCAACACCACGCTGCGGCTCTACGGCAACGCCACCGACCCCACGGACCTCGACGACGATGAGCGTGACCTGGTCAAAAAGAAGGACCTGATTCCGGTGATCAACGGCGTGAGCGACGCCGTGGAGTGGGGGCACTACTGGATCGAGCCGCAGAAGGACGACGTCATGCCCGCGTTCAGCATCGGCTTCGTGGCCGGCGGGGCCACCGCCGCGGTGATGACCATGGACATGTGGCGGCGGCGCTACATCCTCAGCCTGGCCTCGGCCTGAGAGAGGGCGATAATGGATGCCGCCGCAACCTCCGGACGGGTACTACCAGTTCGTCGAGAGCCGCCTGGCTCAGCAGGCACTCAACGAGAAGGAGATCATCCGGGCGCTGGAGCAGTTGGGCGTGCGCCATCAGGAGTTCGCCGACCGGATCGTCGCTCAGATGCACCAGGTGGAGATGGGGGTCGCCAAGGTGGAACTGACCCTGACCAACAACGTGGCCGGCGTGCGCCTGGAGGGGACGAAAGCCATCGCCGCTATGAAGGCCCAGTTGGCCCTGATCGTCGGCGGGATCTCCCTGGTCGTGTCCGGGATCGTGACCGCGATCATCAACTGGGTGATGGAGCGCAAGTAGCGGGGAAGTGGTTCAGCGCATGACCTGCCCGCGTTGCGGTAAGCCCCACCCGGTCGTGGTCCCGGCCGACTGGGTCTGCGTGACGATCACGAAGGAACTGGTTACGCTGCTGCGGAGCAACAACATCCACCGCAACGACCGGGGTTTGGAGACAGCCATGAAAGGTCAGAAACACGGCCCGAGCTGCACGTGTGCGTCGTGCAAAAAGACGTACGGCAAGGGCGGCAAGTAAGCTTTACTCCTGGGCCGGCTTAAGTCCCCGGCCGAGAAGCCGCGGGCGAGGCTTGTACGAAAGTGCAGGCCCCGCCTTTCTAAGAGTGGTGAGTGACGAGTGGTGAGAAGCTCGCCACTCACCCCACACAACTCACCACTGTCCCCCCCAATCGACAATCGCCGATCGCCAATCGACAATCCCCCTCGATGCCCCGCAAGGTCCTGACCAACTACGCCCTGATCGACCGCAAGGCCAAGGGCGGCGGCGGCGCCGCCGTTCACGAACTCGACTGGACCGACCCCGAGGGCATGGACGAGGACGTCCTGGCCGCGTTCATCTCGGCCCAGTACGAGGACGCCAAGCAGAGGCGGAGCTGCTGGGAAGGTGAGGCCGCGGAAGTGCTCGCCTGGGCCCGCGGCAATCAGCACGTCTACTTCGACCCCGTCTCCGATAACCTGGTGGCCGAGAACCTCCAGAACCTGCCCCTGTGGCTAAGGGAGCCGGTGACCATCAACAAGCTTCGCGGCTTCGTGCTGCAACAGATCACGTTCTACATCGGCGCGCCGCTCACCTGGATAGTCAACCCGGCCACGCGCGACGACGACGACGTGACGTCGGCCCGGGTGGCCAGCAAGGTGGTGCGCTACTACTTCGAGCACGGCAGTCCCACGGGCATGAAGGGCTTGATCGACGCGGCCTGGATGTTCGTCTGCACGGGGATCGTGTGGGCCAAGCCCATGTTCGATCCCTACGCCGGCGCCGCCGATCGCTTCGACTTCGATCAACTGGGCAAGGCCGTGGACACGGCCACCACCGACGAGAGCCGAAAGGTCCGCTCCGCGTTTCTGGATAAGACCAACAGTTGGGTGCAGCGGTTCAGGGGCCGCGGCCTCTCGGCCAAAGAGAAGACCGACCAGGCCCTGGATCTGCCGGCAGGCGATCTGTCGATCGACTGGGTGCCGGGCTTTGACCTGAGCGAACCGGTCCACACCCGGCAAGTGGATCACGAGACCGCCTGGCTGATCCATTCGCGGTTCCGGACCATCGAGTACCTGCGCGAGCGGTACGGCGACATCGCCGACGAGCTCCAGCCCGACGCAGACAGCGAGGCATATCGCTATCGCCACGTGGAGCTGTACGGGCGGACCGAGTTGTCCAGCGTGGTGCAGAGCGACGAGGTCATGGTCCACGAGCTGTGGCGGCCGAGGTGTGCCGCCGCTCCCGTGGGCTGCCTGGCGCAGATGGCCGGCAACCGCATCCTGAAGGTCGGCCCCCACCCCACGATCACCGGCCGGTTGCCGTTCATCGCGTTTCAGGACGCCCCGGAGCCGGAATACTTCCGGCCGCGATCGACGGTGCAGGACCTGCTGTCTCTGGCCCGGGCCCGCAACAAGCAGCGATCGCAGTTGCACGGGCACTTCTCGGCGACCATCAACCCGGTCATCTTGGAGGAGGACTCGGCCCACCTGCCGCCCCATGCCTTCCGCCAGGACATGCCCGGGACGCTGAAAGTCGCGGACGGCACGATTGACCGGGTCCGCCCGTTCCCGATGCCCATGCCTCCGCCCTACGCCGCGGAACTCGACCAGATGAACTCCACGGACATGGAGGACATCGCCGGCATTCACCGGTCGACGTCGGGGCGGGCGGAGAGCGCCCAGCAATCCGGCATTCACGCCCAGGTCCTGGCCCAGGGCGACGCCCAGCGGCATCGGGTGGGGCGGATGCTCTTCGAGTCGAGTGCCGGCGAGTTGGGTCAGCACCTGCTCATGTTGGCCTGGGAGTTCATCACCCAGGAACGGACCATCAGCATCACCGGCGACGCGGGCGAGCGCGACGTGGTGGTCTTCAAAGGGAGCGACCTCTCCAAACGCAGGCCCTTCGGACCCTGGGCCTTCAACGTGACCGCCGCCCTGGCTCCCATCGAGGACATGGCCCAGACGGTGGCCAAGCTGGAGACGCTGTTGAAGTACCAGATCCTGCGCCCCGAGAACGAGCGGGACAAGCAGCTCATTTTGCGATGGGTGGGCGAGCGCGTGCCTGCGGAGACCGACGACTGGAGCTACCATCGCAGCCAGGCGGCCAAAGAGAACGCGGAGCTGCTGGCCGGCAAGCCTATCAACGAGGCCATCGGCGACTTCGACGCCGTCCACGTGGCCGAGCACGAGCGGTTCACGACGACGGAGGAGTACAAGCGCAAGGTGCGCGAGGAGCTGAGCAGAGGCGATGTAGTCGCGTCGGCGGAGGGCGGCGAATCACAGCAGCAAGCCCCAAGGCAGAGCCGCACGGCGTTCGCCATGTTGACGCACATCCGCGCGCACTGGTACAACGAGACCCTGAAGCGGGTGCGGAAAGCGGTCATCGAACAGAAGGTGACTATGGATCTGGCCCGCGACTATGGCATCCTGATGTCCCCGGGCGGACCTCCGGGACCAGGAGGACCGGCACCAGGCGGACCTGGCCGGCGGGCCCCACGACCCCCGGTGCAGCAGGGAGCAGGCAATGGGCGACCAACCCGACCAGGAGCAGGAGCTGGAGCAGGAGCTGGACCAGTCAGCGGACGAGTCTGAGCTTGAACTCACGGAGGAGGAGCAACCTGAACCCACGCCGATTGTGGAGCCGGTTGCGGCCGCCAATGTCGAGCCCGTGAAACCCGGGCTTGTGCTGGTCAGGTGGCTGGGCGGCAACGGAGACGAAACGATCGCGGTGAGCCCGGCGCTGGCCAATCAATTGTTCAGCACCGGCAAGTTCCGCAAGGCGTGAAGCGCCGCAGGGAGCAGGCAATGGGCGACCAACCAGACCAGGACCCGTCAGCGGAAGGGTCTGACGAGCTTCAGCCGACCGCGGAGGAGATCGAGCACATCAAGACCCTGCGCGATCGGCGCATCAGCCCAAAGGACGTGATGGCCCGAGCGGCACGCGATGTGCAGCGGGAACGGGCCGCCAACAACCCAGCCCCCGCCGCCGAGGCCGAACCCGCCCCCGACGAGATCCCCGACGTAAAGACCGTGGACCGGATCATTGACCGCAAGATGAAGGCCGTCGAACAGGCCAAGGTGCAGGAGAATCGCCGCGTGGCCTACCGCCGCGATCTGCGCAACGCCGTGGTCAGCGCGGTCAAAGACACGGGCTTCGACACGCCCGAGGACATCGCCGGCATCGAGACCGTGGCCATCGCCAAGTTGCACGACAGCGGGGCTGCGGCCAGAATGGGGCCGGACGAGCTCCTGGCTGCCGTGGCCAAGGAGGCCAAGAAAGAGATCGAGCGGCGCGGGGGTAAGAGTGCCGCGGCCGATCAGAAGACCGAAGCCGAGGCCCGCATGACCCGTCAACGGCAAGCCGGTGAGAGCGCTGGTGGCCGATCGTCCGCGGGCGGTTCGGAAACCAAGATTGGCGGGAGCTCGAACTTCCCGCAGAAGTTGGTTTTCGGCCCCAATGCCATGGAATGGCCTGACGAGTCGGCCATGATCGCCGAGTCGCAGCGCGAGGCGGACAAGTTCCTGGCCAACGCGCACAAGGGGGGGCGATGACCGACCAGACCAAGGATCGCAGCCCCGAGCAGCAGAAGCTGCTGGATCGCATCGGCAACGACTTTACGTATCATTCGCCGCCGACCGACCGGGTGGCTGACTTCAAGCTGATCCGGGACACGGCAGGTGGTTTCGCCGCAACGCTGATCGAGCTCGTGCCGATGGGGCGGGAGCTGTCCACCGCGTTGACCAAGCTGGAGGAAGCGGTGATGCACGCCAACGCGGGCATCGCTAGACACCCGTCCGAAGAACGGGTTTGATTATTTCCGTGTTTCAGCCCAGGGCCGGCCCCATGATCCGGCCTGATGGCGCCGTGACGATAGACTCCCCCGGGGGTCGATTGACACGGCGTCTGGGTAAAGACGGGGCCGGGGCTCCATAACGCATGGAGTTCCGGCATGTCCGCCAATCGCGACACGCACGCAGAGCTGCTCCGCATCGTCTACCGCCGGCGGATGCAGATCCAGTTCAACCTCAAGAGCATCCTCAGCCAGTACATCGCCCGGGACAATCGGGCCAACGTGCCCGAAGGAGAGCTGGTCTCCCACGCGGTTCACATGGCCGTGACCGGTGGCGTCCGCTACACCGACGACGACACCGCGGCCGAGGCCGGCAGCCAGTCGGCCAGGCGGCACACCTACAACTACGCCACCCTGACCGGCTCGATCAAGATCTCCGCCACGCACATGGACTCGGTCCACTCCGACGTGGCCATCGAGCGCCAGCCTTACGACTTCGAGACCACCTCGTTGATCCGGCAGTTGCGCTTCCACCGCAACGTGGACCTGTTCGGGGACGGCTCGGGCAAGCGTTGCGGCGTGGTCTCGGCCACGGCCAGCAGCTTCGTGGCCGACAGCATCCGGAATCTGCGGACGGGCATGCGCATCGATGTCCTCAAGACCGCGGACGGCTCGGTCGCCGGCGGAGTGAGCAAGGCGGTCATCAGCTTCAACCGCAAGACGAAAGTGGTCTCGATGTTCGAGACCAAGGTGGGCGGCACACCCAAGAGCTTCGCGGACGGCACGGGGGCGGACGTGAACGCCAACGCCTCGACCTACACGGTCTACCTGGCCGACTCGCGGAACAAGGCCTACTTCGGCCTCGATGCCATCGTCAGCGACGCCAACCCCGCCTCCGGGCTGCTGTACGGCAACATCGACCGGTCCGTAGCCGGCAACGAGTTCTGGCAGTCCGTGGTCCTGGATAACGGCGGCGTGCCGCGCATGATCTCTTTCCCGCTGATCGACGAGGGCGTGGCCGAGGTGCAGCAGACCAGCGACGGCGAGGTCAACCTGATCCTGTGCAGCCACGCGGTGCATCGGCAGTTGACCGCCGATTTGGTGGCCGCGCGGCGGATCGACAACGCCACCAAGAAGCTCAACGGCTGGGCCATCGCCATCATGCACAACGACATCCCCATCGTCGCCGAGCAGAACTGCCCGGAGGACCAGATGTACCTGCTGGACACGACCATGTTCGAGTTCACCCAGACCGGCGAGGGCGACTGGATGGATAAGGACGGAGCCATTCTGGCCCGCATCGACGGCAAGCTGTCGTACGGGGCGAACTGGTTCCACCGCGGGCAGTTGGTGTGCCACGCGCCCAACGCCCAGTGCCGCATCAAGGACCTGGACGTGACCACGCCGGAGACGTAGGCGACGAGTGGTGAGTGGCGAGTGGTGAGTGGTGAGTGCGAGTGACGAGTGGTGAGTGACGAGAAGGAGCTGAAACATGCCCCCGCAATATGACAACCCCAACCCTGCGTCGCCGCAGGAGTACGCCTTCTACACGAAGTACATGCGCTTCACCGAGGGCATCGCCGCCGCCGGCACCTCGCTGGGCGCCGGGGGGCAGATCGCCGAGGCCCTGGCCGCCGTGGAATACCACGGCGTCAGCGTCGACACTGGCGACGAGTTCTATTTCCTACTGGATCCCCAAGGGGACATGGGGCACTTCGACTTCACCCACGACATCCAGGCCCAGGTCTTCGCCCAGGGCGCCGACCCCAGCGTGGGGGTCATCCTGCACCTGGCGATCAAGGGCGTGGCCGTGGGCGAGGCGATCAGCGACGCCAAGGTGAGCCCTGACGCGGCGGTCACCTTCGCGACGTTTAATGTGGCCGACCTGAACATCCTCATCGCCACGGAGTACAAGAGCCTGGCCATCGCGGCGAAGTCGTTCGGTTCTGACGCTCTGTTGCAGTGCGCCCTGACCGTGACCGCGGACGGCGACGCCGCCGCGGACGTGGTCATCCTCACGCACATCCGCTTCCGCGGAACCAAGAAACTGTTCGCGACGGACGGGCTGCGCAAGGTGACGTGAGGGCTTCGGCGGTGAGCGGCTTGACCGAGCCTTCGGCGGGAGCGCGGTTCGACTGAGCTCACCGAAGTCTCAGTCGAACGCTCGCCGAGGTCTCAGTCGAGCCATGACGAGTGGGGAGGGGTGAGGGGCGAGTCGCCAGATTGGAGTGACCTATGGGCTTTTCGAACAGGCAGATCACCAAGGGGTCGGTTCCGATCGGCGAGATCCGCCGATCGCTGGTCCAGGATCCCTGGGCCCGGACGCTGTACGTCCAGTCGGTACAC